CAAATTTCGTCCTATAGTACCCCTTACAGTACCCCTCAAAGAGTAGGACGATGGAATGGCTTCACTCTCAATCGAAAAGCGGCAACTTAAAAACGGTGAATTCCGCTATAAAGCAACAATCATCGTCAAGAAAAAGCAGGCAATCATACACAGAGAGTCAAAGACTTTCAAAAAGAAAGAGCACGCTCGTACCTACGGTAAGAACCGCCTATCCGACATTGAATTGAACGGCGTAAATAGTACCAAAACAGTCCCCCTTTCGGTACTCCTCGATAAGTTCATGGCAGATAAGGATTTATGGAATAACACAGGACGTACCAAACGCTATGTCATCGAGATGCTAAGAGATTGCGATATTGCGCAGATAGATACCAATGAGCTAAAAACGAGTGACCTAATCCAACACTGTAAAAACCGTCGTAGTGCAGGAGCAAAACCTGCAACGATTTATCATGATATTGCATATCTTCGTTCTGTGATGAAAAAGGCTAAGCCTGTATTTAATATTGAAGCTAATTATCAAATTTTTGATGAAGCAGTGCCCGTGCTCACAGATATGCAGCTTGTAGGCAAAAGTGAGAAACGTACCCGCAGACCTACTCATGAAGAACTTGAAGCCTTAAAGCAGGGGCTAATTGAGCGCCAGAATTCCAGAGCTACTGGTCAACCTCCTATCCCGTTTGTTGATATTCTTGAGTTTAGTATTTTAACGTGTATGCGAGTTGGTGAAATTTGTGCTCTTCGTTGGGAAGATATTAACGAGGAACATAAAACTGTTCTTGTTCGTGACCGTAAGGATCCACGTAAAAAACACGGTAATCACATGATCGTACCGCTATTGGCAGAGTCTTTTAATATTGCTATGCGCCAACCAAAAGAAAGCAATCTAATTTTCCCCTTTAACTCGCGAAGTGTTACCGCAGGTTTTCAAAGAGTGAGAAATCGACTTGGAATTGAGGATTTACGTTATCATGACCTCAGACGTGAAGGCGCAAGTAGGTTGTTTGAGAAAGGCTACTCTATTGAAGAAGTTGCTCAAGTTACCGGCCACCGAAACTTAAACATCTTATGGCAAGTATATACGCAGTTATTTCCTCACCAACTCCATAAAAAAGTACTTAATCAATAAGATGCCATTCAGTCTTGGGGTTCTTAGTCTCGATCACATAGTAATAGTTGAGATATGCTAGCAACCCCAAAAGCCTGTATTATATGAAAAAAACCACATATGAATAAGGCTATCAAGTGGAAGACGAACAGATTGAAAACAGTGACGAAAGTTTTTTCACGGCAAACTTACCTGAGCCAAGTATTAAGCAAGCTGATGCGGCTGTAAGTAACTATCAAGATGCATTAGATGCCTTCTATATAACTTATAAACGAAATTCTTCTCTTTTACTATATAGTGAGCATTTTGAACCTACCAATGAGAAAGAATTCAAGCCGGTAATGGAGCTCCTTTCAACCTCGAATTATGAATTATCCGCCTTATCTGGTGAACATGTTGTCTTGTTCAATGAACCTATGTTGGTTGCTGAGATATCTTTGAGTGAGCTTAAAGCATCAGAAGCCGCTAAAATTGTACGATTGATTTCTTATGGTCATGTGGAGAAAAAGGTAACCAGCAAGATAATATCCTCTTATAAGCAAGGGCTTGCGAACAACTTAATAGGACAACGCCCTAAAGAAGTAACAACATTTGACGTACATGACTATGTTACGGGCCTGATACTACCTAAAAAATGTCGATTTGAATCCTTGAAAGCTGCGTCTTTACGAAACATCATTAAGGACAAAGAGCACGTAATAAATCTTCAGGACGCTTATTTAAAGCTGAAAAACTCTGGAACAGAAGCGACATTAGCGTGGCAAGATACCATCAATAGAGCTCGAGATTTAATTAAGGAGGGTTCTACTCGACTTGAATCAACCCAAAATGACCTACACTTTCTCAATCAGCAGAAAGCAACCTTAGAATCTAGACTCAGTAGTTTACAAGAAAACGCCTCTTCAATGACTAAACTAGCTAATGAAATTCAAGAATCCATAGATTCTGGAAATATCAAAATTCAAGAGCTAGAAGAGCGCTCAAAAGAACTCACTAAACAATACGATCAAGATAAGAAAGCTCATGTATTGATTACAGAAAACCTTCTTGCAGACAAAAACGAGTTAACAACGATCAGACAAGAATTGTCTGAAGCAAGGAAACAAAAGTCACTATCAAATTACGAGTCTATCGAGCACACCAACGAAGCCAAAGCTCAACTTTTTGGTTATTACTTGTTGGCAACAGCAGTATTGATAGCCCTATGTAGCTTCGTAACCTACCTATATATGAATGCGGAAAGCTTTAAAGACCTGCTTTCAAGGTTAGTGCTTTTAAATGCAAGCTCTTGGGATATTTTACTCAGCCGCCTACCTTTAATGACAGCAACAGCACTAGTTATTGGCGCTTTGTCTGGCGTCCTGTTTTTTTTGGTCAAACAAATCGTATCTCTCAACAACGAAAAAATGACTATGTTAAAAGCAGGCATTCTAGCTCAACAAATTTCTGATTCTCTGGATATTGAACACAAGTCCGATAAGGAGATCATTCAAATAAAAAGAGATATAAAGATAAGACTTATCACTGAAGTATTTGATAAGAGCAAAGTAGAGCCAATAAATGGGAGCTACGTAAAAGATCTCACTGAACTCGTAAAGTCATGTAACGTAAAGTAGTGGTTAGCTTCACTCTACTAATTCAAACAATCTTTAAAGCCCAAATCAATTTGGGCTTTTCTTCTCTGGTCGAACTAAACATGTATCCATTTATTCCATTATAACTCTGAGCCATTTCACATCCGTTTTGAAAGTAATGCCCACACCAAAGACATTTTCATTCTGAATCTTCCTAACTGTTAATCAGTCCTCAACCTAAAGTAGTCATAACCTCAATAGGTATACACTACACAACTTCTTTATTGTGCATACGAGCCATATCCTGTTAGCTATAAATAGTACGAATAATGCGCCAGCCTAAGGGCCCCTCCCGCGGGACGCGGGGCCCTCCCTTATCCGCGCATTTTCGTTGAGGCAATCTGTTTCAGATAGCTGGCAGTGCCCTGTTCCAAAAAGACGCTTTGCAGGATGTGCAAGTTAATCAACTTACCTTTAGTAGAGCATTGTCTCGGCCATTGACTACAACGCAATGCATTAACTCTGTGCAGGGCCTTATCGCTGCGCGGCGAGATACCAGTGCATTAAAATTACATTTCGTGTAAAAACGTTATTTCTTTCAGTTGTCTCTAACCGCTTAGAATCGTGTGCTTTATTTCATATGAGTTTGGAGAAATCATGGCACTCGCTCTTTCCCTCCTTGTTACGGTTGCTTTTGTGACTATTTTTCTAATACACAACAAACGTAACCAACAGGAAGAACAACTACACAAAACCGAGGCTCTATCGAGCAAACCTTCATTTGACTGTGAACGTATCGAAAATCTACTAACTAACGCAGAGCTGTCTTTTTATCACGCACTTAATCAAGCAGTGAGTGGGCACTACATAGTAATGTCTAAAGTGAGGGTTGCTGATACGCTTAAACCAGCTAGAGGGCTAAACAACTCTACTAGAATGAAGTGCTTTAACTTTCTCGCTAAGAAGCACTTCGACTTTGTATTGTGTCAACCAAACACTATGCAGATTGTAAAGGCCGTGGAGTTGAACGATAGAAGCCATCAAAGAGCAGATAGAAAAGCAAGAGACGAAAACCTAAAAGCAGCTTGTAATTCTGCGGGGTTACCTTTGTACTTCGTGGACTGTGCGCCATCCTATTCCATCATGGATATAAAAAGTCAGATTCTTTAGAAACCATATGCCCTCAGAACTAACAACTGAGGGCTCTCAAAATCATTGTCAAATACCTAGTGCACTATCTACCGGATTGAAGCCTTCTAACGTTTTCTCCCCTTGAGACCTACAGGTAACCAATTGCTCAAAACCTTGAAACTGAATTCGAACGAAGCAATCGTTTATTGGCACTACTTGATAACCAAGTTCTCTAAGCTGACTGGTTGTCACGCTCATTTGATAGTCGCCCTGTACCAGTTGGAAGTAGTATTCGCGTAAAGACATTGATGGATCAATTTGTTTGTTCACATATACCAACGATTCGGCAAACCCGATTATAGAAAAACTGAAATCTCCTAAAGGATGTTCATACAATTTTGGTTCTTCTTTCTCTATATACTCAGGCTGCTCACCAGTATCTATAATCTGAACGGCTTCGACAGGCGCAGCTGGTACACCCAACAAATTGTCTTTACTAAGTAAGTTAATTAACCCAATGACCGATAAGATAGTAAACGTGTATAACGCATAGGCCATCTTGGAGCGCCAAATTGGACGCACATCTTTAGCTTGAGCCTCTGAAACAGCGGTGTTGGACGCAGTATGACTTTGATAGAGTTTGAAGTATTGCTTCTCGTAGGTTCGCTGCTCTGTATTTACGACATCACCACGTAAGCCCATTTTCACCTTCTTGGTGTAAGTCTTATTCGAGCCTAGCGCAGTGTTTTTGATACATCGATATACAATCTCAATCATGTCACGAATATCACGATGAAGCTTCCTATCAGATTGAGTTAGCAAAGTAATATCGATTCCAAAATGCCGGTGCATCGAGTAGAACTCTAGAAGATCTTTTTTGGCTTGATTGCCAAGAATCATATGAGCTTCATCGATGATATACAGCGGCGCTTGTCCCCTAGTATTTCTCCATTCATCTTTGTAATCATCAGGACTAGAAAACGGTCTTTTGTCGTTACCATAGTCGTGTAAATCAAAAGATTTGACCTCTAGCAACTCGTTTACCGCCTCACCAAACACGGCAACAAGTGCCTCAATATTCAACGGTAAGTTAGTGATGACCTTGCGACCATCTTTAATGTTAGGCAGCACATGATAGACAACTGCTTCATAGCTTTTACCTCCACCCGGCCGCCCCATAATTAGATTAATCATGCTATGAACCTAACCTCACAAATGGAATAAGTTGAAGAAGGAAGCGCACCGATATGGCCGAAATGATCATTGTCATTGCTTGGGGAAAACCCACCAGCGACATAATATCGATAGCCTCAGTGGGTAGCATTTTGATATACGGTTTTAAATCGATTGGAGATAGCAACGAACCTAGTCCATTAATCAACGAAACAACAAAAGTAAGGAGAACATCAACAGCCCCTAACCCTAAGTTCGTGAGCAAAACAACCAAGGAATTGACTAAGCGAGCGAGAAGCTCGATGAACGTATTAAAAAGAGATACAACCCAATCAAACATGACTTATCCTCCAAAGATAATTTTGCGACAGGCCATTACCGTGCCGAACAAAAGACACGCCCGCATGAAAGACCAAATGTAACTTGGTAAACTCACATCATGTTTCCCTAGCCCTTCACCTAAAAAGTCAACTGCTGATAAATCAATGATCCAAACTGGAGGCGTAACGTTTCCATTGCCATTAACTCGAAAATCATCAAGAAACTGAAGTAGCTTTGACGCTGAAATCTGAGTCTTAAAGTCATCGAGAAGCCCTTTCAAACCATCTCCATATTTGAGATCTACAAAAGAAGGACACTTCAAGCCAACTAGACAGCTTACTTCTCCAGCTTTATCTAAATCTGGGGCTTTAGCATTTGCCTTTAGTTGTTCTTTAATTGCTTTTAGTTCGTTAGCATTGCTGGATTCGAGCGATTGAATTGCGTTAACAACAGGGGAAAGGTCAACATTATTATCAGGGTTTGGGTTAGTGCCTCCACTACTCCCATTAGCATTCTTATTCAAGACCGTTGAGTCATTTTGGGCAACAGTCTCAGCCAAGTAACGAGCGTCAGCCGCCTTGTCTTCTGGGACGGTTTTCCCTTGAGAATGATCAAGAGCAGATTGCCATAAAGGGTCACCGATTGGCGGAAGGGGGCGACCATCACTAAAGGTCGGTTCTGCTGTCGCCTCTGGTTGCCAATCCAAGTCAGCAAGCGAACCATCAGCATTCTGAAACAGAGCTTGTTTTTGAGTATCAGAAAGACTGGAGAACCTTGATGCCAGTGTCCCCGCAAATGCATCATCCGGAATAGTTTTATCAGCCTGACTTGGAACATAATCAGGAGCACAGCTTTCTACCGTCGAAGTGGCGCTATCACATTTAAGATGAACCCAAGACCCAACATAACGCCAACCACTATGTGTCGTAGCAACAAGAGTATTATCTTGAGCAACCTCGACTGTATCTATTGTTCCATAGTTCTGAGCATTTTCAGCAAACGTATTTTTAAGAGCCGTATGGATAGAAACACCATAACCAGTGTAACGCATCTGACTGAGTTGAACGGAGTATAGGCTTCCCTGTTTCGGCGCCCCACTATAGTCTGAAGACCACTCCCAATTACCAGCCGACACCGCAAAACCAAGCGCGGCTAATACAGTTTTAACTGGCTCTTGAGTAGACATACTCTTAAGGAAACCTCCAAATGAAGACATTGACACGTTTGACGGTGTAACAAAGTACGGGCGAGATACAGGAGAGACAGCTTTCACTGCAGTTTCGACTTTTAACATTTGGGAGCCAAATTGAACCGCCCGCTCTCTGGCTAGCAAAGCCTCAGCAACTTGAAGCCTCGCTGATGCAACGGCATAGAACGAACTCAAAATGAGTCCGAGAATTAATAGTTTTCGCTTCATAAAATCCACCTATAAAAAAGGCGGCATCAGCCGCCCTTTAAGCCATGAATTGTGGCTAGAGCAATCATGCCACCTAGCAGAAACCAGATGGCAGTGACTAACTCGTGAAGCAAGAAGATCATGCTTTGTTAACTGCTTGTTTAGACTTACCGAACACTTTGAAGGCAATTGCAATACCAATACCAACAGGTGCAACCGCTAAGATTACCGTGGTAATGGCAGCGAGGCCGGAAAGCGCACCAACCACAGCATCTTTGATTTGATCAACTGGGCTAGTCGAAGCTTCTGCAAATGCCATTGGCGCGGCCAAAGAAACAGAAGCTAGTAGGACGGCTGTTTTAGCCTTAGACATTAGTTTTTTCATAAAATGTACCTTTTAAAGTTTGTTGATAAAGCGGACTACATAACCAGCTGGAGCAGCAAGTAAGTAACCCAAGATTACGAGCCCAAAGCCCGAAAATAGAAGCCCTGCAACATCACTCGATGACAACTCCAGAGCTCCTAAATAGGTGTGATATTCACTAGCGGATATCACGACAAGCGCGTCGCAATCAGAGAGTTTTTGACCACTAAGTTTTAAGACGTTTGTGCTTTTCTCAGCTACGACGCAATAAGGCATATCACTTCACCAAACCAGCTTGAGGAAGACGGAACAAGTTGTTACTAGAACCTGTAACGGTCTGGCCATCAGGGCGAGTGAAACTAAATTCCTTCTGCTCAATCCAGAATTCACAGTCTTTGTCGACCAAGGCTTGAAAGCTCTTACCATTACTTGACTGCTTCCAATGTTCAGGACTTACCTTGATTTTGATTACCTGAGAGGGTTTCTTTACTGAAAGTAAGAACTCACCGCGAGCAATTAGCTCACCACTGTTCCTGTCCATAAATGAGGTTTGCTGAATATCGTCTAAATCTTGAATTCGACCTTTAATAATCATATGTATGTTCCTTTTATTAGTGCTTATTGGGTTGTTTTATGGTGTTTATTGGGTAACGACCTTTCCATGTTCCAAACGGATTTTGCAGTACTGGTCTATGGTGATAGTTGCCCCCTTGGATAGAGGTTTGATAAGACATTGAACTCCTTCTATGCTCCATCCGGTCGCGTCCATAAGAGCTTTAGAAAGAGTGGAGTTACAGTTATTTTCAGTGCTCCAAGGTGCGGCACTCCGTGCCTTTTGCACGCGATTCACATCTGTTTTTTTGACGATGGAGTAGCGTTCGCTTGCGGTTTCGATAAGTTGGCCTAACCAAGAGAATCCAATGACCTTTTTATTGATTTCGCCATACTGGTTTTCTCGTTGCTCGTACTCCACCCTGGCACCATCGGCCAATTGACAAAACAGCGACCATTTAGCTGAGTCCGCCGCTTGTCTAAGCTCCTCAAGTTTGAGGTCAATTTGAGTTTGTTCAGGTTTAGTTCGACGAAGGTTGCGCCATAACGAAACTGGCTCTCCGCCAAATTGTTGGAACTGTCGAATACGATGAGTTGAAGCCCATGCGCGAGCTCGATAAGCACACTCTTCCGCTTCGGTTTCTGGTAGATGGTTGCCATTGATATTCTTGGAAACGTACTTAGCGATATAAGCAGTAGCGCCGCCTTTCTTTGGGTCTGCTTCCTTGACATCAAAGCGAGGAGAAATGTCGTTCCCGAGTTCTGACCTATCTTCAGATATCGCACATCCTTTTAAGATGTTGATAATGGTTTGCTTATCTTGAGGTGAACAAAAAAGGAAGTAATGAGAATGGCTCGTTGCGTCCTTATGAGGTTCAGCTACACGAAAGCCAAAATACTCAATGTCTTCTTTTGCTATCAACGCTCTTGCAACGGCCCACTTCTGCATTAAAGCTTGATGGCCTTCTTTAACAGACGCACCATTCCACTTTCTAGATACTCGGTGGTATTTACTTGGCAGCGTCCAAGTTACAAACAGCGCGGTATAGCCCAAGTCTTGAGCGAGCTCTTCAAACCCACGAGAGCGCACCATCATTTCAATGCGTCGATTCTCTGGGTTCGCCGTAGTCCTTTTGATCACATCTTCAAGCGCAAACGCTTCTCCTGTGTCATCATTCATTACGGCCATTGCTTCGACGAACTTCTTGGCTTCGCGTTGTTTTTGTTTCCAGTTGGAAAAGGAAATCGCGCTAATCATAGAAGCTTGATGCTTTCCTTCCCCTACTCGTTCCAATGCAATTTGTGAGTATTCGATGTACTGCTCTCGAAGATGGAAAAGCCGACCTTCAATCCAAGATTCCGATTGCATCTTCAAAGCTGCAATTTCTAAATCACGCTCAAGTTCTTCTGGCTTCTTAGCTTCTTTCTTGAAGTTGATTCGAGGAGCATTGACATGGATTTCTTGTAAAGTCAGCGCTTGAAGTTCGTACACGTGCTTGAGCGCATCTAGGTAGCAACTGAAAACTTCAGGAAGTTGTTTATCTGTAAGCAGTTCAGCGCAATCTATCGCATAATCTTTAGCAAGCTGACTAATGGCATCATCACGCATAAGAATGTCGTGACTCAAAGGTTCTGCTTTGGCTCTGACACGACTATCTACAAACGAGAACTTATCCTCGATAAACCCTGCTCGCTTCAAACCAAACTTGACCGCATCCTCAGCAGCTTTGATCAGGTTTTCCCGAGTAGGATTCTTACGCTCCATGCGTAGCTCAATCTTTCGCTTCACATCAGCCTTAACCAACTTAGGTAAGCGAGGAAAAAAGCGACGAGTGAAAGAGGAAAGGCGAAGCACCTCTCCCGAATGTGTGAAAGTCGTTATCTTACTCATGGCTATGCCTCTACGCTTTCCATGAGTTCGATAGCTTCCACCAGCAGCATCTCAAAGTTAGCAATGAACTCGTCTTGTTCTTTACCGCAGGAACTACCACGCTCTTTAACTAATGAGTGCAGTAATTTCGCCTCACTTGAGTGGGTGAAATCCAAGTTGATTCCGTGCATAGGAATATTCATAGAACCTCCCCGTTGACTGATTGCCAGTCGGATTTAGCTGACTCATGGCGCTTATCAATGTAAGTGGCCAAGTCTTCAACTTTGATTAAAGATGGGCTGCGCTCTGAATCACGCAGTTTGAATGTAGGAACGGGGAAATCGCAGGCCTTCGCGCGCTGTTCCGCCGTCTTTGGAGTTATGCCAAAGAACTCTTGGCTAACTCGCTTGAGTTCCACTGTAGGGCTCTCAAAGCGTGCTAATAGAGCAAAATTTGTATTCATATATCCTCCATGTAGTACACTTGAAGCTACTTAAGTCGCCGCAAACGACTTCAAATAACCTTCAACATCATCACGGAGCATTATTGCGGATCATTTTATCGTTCGCAATACTTTTGCAGACAAAAGGCAGCATCAATGAAGCAGGTAGATGTACAAATAGAAGAACTCAAGAAGTTAACAAACACAGCGAAAAACGTAGATTTAGCAAAGGTTCTAGGCATTTCTCCTAAGACGATCCAGTCTTGGAAAAGTCGTGAGAAAATCCCTGACGACATATTTATAAAAGCGAGAGAGGTGTCACAAAATGGAGGGGTCGTAACACCTCGTGGTTACTTAGAGCTAAAGTACTTTGATATTGAAGTAAGCGCAGGCCATGGAACTCTAGTAGAAAAAGAAGAAGAATCATGCGCTATGGTTTTCAGTGAGCGCTTCATCAGACAAGAGCTTGGTTTTAATCCTAACAATATTTTCCTTATGCCTGTTCGTGGGGACAGTATGACACCAACGCTTAAAAACCAAAGTATAGTGATGGTCAATCGCTTAGATGGTTTCTCAAATGATGGGATTTATGTCTTTAGATATGATGGTCGTTTGATGGTAAAAAGGCTTCAGTTTCTACCTAATGGAATTAAAGTAGTAAGTGATAATACTGCTTATGAGCCGTGGGAGCTCGGAAAAGAGGATATCAAAAGCGCTGATTTTGAAATAATTGGTGAGGTAGTTTGGTCAGGGCAGAGAATGTAAAAAAGGAGCCATAGGCTCCTTTTTTTTAACGTGCTGTGAGTAATAAATAAACTAGTGGTCTGTCTATTGTACCCGACTTTTTGGCTACATAAGCTTTGACACACTTTTTATTTAAAAGGTCTCTCAGTGAACTACACAACCATCGGTTTACATAACCAATTTTCTGACCTTTTACACTAACAGCAAGCGCATTACAGTCATGTTGGTTGTCATCTTCACATACTAAATCGACTTCCACTCCCAAAGGTAACTCACATACATCATCAAAATTAAGATGATAGCGAGTCCCCGCTACTTCTGTTAAGTAATCGAAGGGTACTTCTGCTTCAGATAAATTTGGAACTAAGTCAAAACCGTCACTCGGGAGTTGTATTCCAGTGTGGCTGATAAGCTGAAAATCACTACCATAGAAATCCTCAGGCAAAAGATACTGAGCAAGAAATTTTTTAAAGTCCCTACGTGAGCTAGGTGGAAGCCTTTTCTTAAACGTCTCCAATACTTGATTCGTATACGTCTCTCCAGAGATTTTAAAAGCAGGGTAGCCTTTAAAGCCCTCTTCCAAGGCTTCTTCAAAATCATCAGAATCAGTTAAGTAAGTAAAGCTAACGACATCACCTTTCTTAGCTAAAGTACCAACGCGATATCTTTTATTGCGGTCGTTGCTAGACTGCCAAGTTAAAAACAACGTTTTGATATCTAATAAGTATTCTATGCTATTCATGTCGTAATCGCTTCTTTGATAAGTTTATATCTTGTTCTTACTATTCGCTCAATCCAATCAAACCTTTCCTTGCTTAGTGGTGTCACATTATCGACCTTTGTGAGTTGCTCTATCTCAGAGAGCATACGATCTAAGTCTAGACCATCTAATTTGAGGTTCATCCTTTGTTTTGAAAGCTCTCTACGAGCAACAATTGTTACCAGTTCAATCAGAGGTATTCTTTTTTTAGTATCATCTCTCGAAAAACGAAGATGATGCATGCCTTTATTGATGTATCGAAGCAGAGCATCGTCGTTCCAACTAGCAACTTTATGAAGAAACCTCTCATGCCCTAAGCTAGTTCCATTGTCGTACAGTGGACTTAGTGTAACTTTAGAATCCTTTGTTTCGATATCTAGTTCAAAAATAAGCCCCCAATTTTCTTGGTGGCGATCAGTATTGCCAATTAGCGCATCAAACAATGCCATATCTGCTAGCCAATGGTGAATGTCGCTAACTAACTCTGTTCTGGCAGAAAATACTCTCAAAAGAATGAGCATATCTTTTAAGTTATGTTGTTTACCTGAGTCAGTATCAAAATCAGGAATGGTTTGCTTTAAGAAGTCTCCAGCATGAACCAAACTACATACTTTAGGTTCGTACATCCACTCTATAAGAGCCCCACCAACAAGTTCACCATCAATATTCTTAACACCTGGATACGCAGCAGGTACATTCACACCTATGTGCTTCGATATAATGAAAGCAACAATCTCTGTCCAAAACTGATCAGGATATGATCTGATTGACTCTTTAAATAAATATGGCCAGTTAGGTCTTAAAGGGGCAGGTACACCTTCCGGTGCCCAAAGCATTTGCTTATCTCTGGCACCAATAGGGAAAATACCGCTATGCTCATCCTGACTCCATTCAGTAACATTTATAGTTTTCATAACCCCAATATAATTCAGCTTTACACTTGAAACTAGTCTTTTCGACTATGGTACCCCTATAGTACCCCTTGGTGTCATCAATTCAATATGTTGCAACAAGATCTGTCCAATCGAGCATGGGCGCAACGGATAAGCGGTTTGACTGGAATTTACTTGTGTTATCTGGCTTGGTCATTGTTTTACCTAATAATTTTGTCCATCAAATCCGCTTTGAATATCGTGGAATTTTCC